CACTGGCTAACGATCTTAACTTAACGTTGGGGATGATAGCCGCACAGAACTTATCAAAGCTACAGAAGCGTAAGGATAAGGGAACAATAGGTGGAAGTGGAGACACTAGATAAAAAAAATGGGGAGCTAAATGCTCCCCTTTGTTTTTGTTAGTACGTTTCTCTAAACGCTTGTCCTATTTGTGTGAGTGTTTCTAAGACCATTGTCGATTCATCCTCGTCCTCTCCTGTTATTTCAGGATATTCCCCAAACCTAGCTATGTATTCTTGCACTGCTATCTTTTGAAAACCAGAGGGTAACTGCCGAAAATCCATTACAGCTTTTACATATGGCGTTGTCTTAGCATAACCAGTATCTTTTAATAATCTTTTTACTTCACCCACCTGTGCTTTTACAAATTCTTTAACGTAGTTGTTTGAAAATTTATCTTCAGATACTTTACGTCTATATACTTCTACATTCTCTATAGGCGTTCCATCAGGAAGAAGACCCTCTTGATAGTTTATCCTAATGCTTCTTTCATATTCTTTTGCTGCTTGAACAATCATAGGTAACTGTTCTAATAGTATTTCATTTTCAAAATTTTCTACAGATGGCACTTTACTTTTACTAGCTAGATCATAACTATCAAATCCCATCTCTTTTAAATACTCTGCGTACTCAGCGTCTGCTGTTCTCTGACCTAGACCAAATAACAATCTTTGCATAGGTCTTACACGCTGTGACTCTGGATCAAATATATCTACTCTACTAGGAGAGTCAGATTCTTTTTCACTTGAGTACGTAAAATAGTCTGGGGCTTTATTTAAACCTCTATTATCTATAGCATATCTTTTGGTAGTTTTTAAGAATGTCTCGAACCCACCAAGACTAGGATCTGGTCTATGATCTAAGTAATCTAAAGAACGAGAACCGTATGCTCTCTGTGACTCTATAGCCTGTCCAAACGGAACCATCCATGTGCCAAGATATTCTCCTAATGCTCTTCCTGCTACTCTACCTAGATTCTCACCTGCCATAACATCGGAACTTCCATCTATTATATTTGCAACCTCATCTAATATAACATGTCCTGATCCTCTTCTGAAGTTCGACCCAGTAAAAGTTTCTATAAACTCACGTGCATCAAAGAAATCTCCAAACGTACCCTTTTCTATTTGTCTAGTTGCCTCTCCTAAATACATATATTGAGACAAAGGAAACTGAGGCTTAATATCTAATACAACCCTGTTACCTTTCTCATCTGTGCCTGTATATATCTCATTGAAACTAGCAGGTACATCACCTGCAAAACCTGATCTATACTGATATGCTGCACCTACGGTAGCCATAGACATAAGGGCATCTGACATTGTTTGTTGTATTGAATCGGGATCTTCCTCATCCTCTGTTAACGCACCAAGGACAGCAAGTCCTGTACCACCACCGCCTAGAACACCTACAGCATTACGGCTAATTCTTTGTCTATCTTTTGTTGTAAGTGGACCTCTATACTTTTGATCTACTAGACTCATTACCTTTCTGGTAATCACTGGTATACTACCACCTGCATATTGACCCATGAGTTCCATAGAGTTAAACATAAATCTAGGAAAAGGTATAGCTACCGTTAAACCATTACGTGTTATAAAACTAGATATGTTTCTAAACAAAGGAACGTCTGGTGTCTTTGCATATGTAACGTCTAATGACTTTGTTACAGACTCATCAATTAAATCAATAAAACTTCTAGCGTTCTCAGGCTTTACATCAGATGCATCATTCATTAATGATCTTAATTTACCCTGCTGTAAAGCATCAAATAAATCTAAATCATATTCACGTCTTACTAATCTTTCTAACTCACCTAAAAATGTAGCACGTCTTACCAAAAACTCCTGCCAACGGTTAGGTATATTTAAAGCTTGAGTCACATCCTCTGCTTCACTCAAAAGCTTATCAGTTATAGTACCAGTTCCTCTACCTTGAGCCGTTTGAATCTCGTTAAGATTATCAAACATCCTGCTAAATTGTTGATCAAACTCTGGTCTATCCAGTATTAAATCTACAAAACCTTTAACTTGGTCTGGTCTACCGTTAAACATATATTTGTGTACATTAAAACTGTCCTTCCAGTTTTGTGGACTTATTAAAGATAATGCACCTGCACCATATCCTTTATTTGACACATTCCATAATGCTGTATCAAACACATTTGCTAAAGATTCTAGAGGACTACGGACAACAGCAGACTCTAGGTTACGTGCAGCAGTTGCTATTTGTGATACAAGTAATCCTCTTCTTATTCCCTCTAGCCTTACAACGAATTTACGGAAGTCTCCTTGTGCCTCTGCCATAGCTTTTACTATAGCATCATCTTTCTCAGACATAGGGCGTACACGTTTAATACGTGACAATCTTTCTAGAACTCTACCTGCATCAGAACCAGATCCAACTACAGATAACACATAGTCCTCAAAAGATAATCCATATTTATCTAAGTCATCTATTAGATCTTGTCCATCTATTTCACCTGCAACTGTCAACCTAAACAGATTGTCTATTACTGTATCATTTTCATCCCAATCATTTTTAAATTTTCTTTTGTAGTCACTTGCTATAGCTACTATACCATCTAGTTTTTCTGGATTTAATATTGGTATTGTTATCTCATCACCACCAGTGGCGAGATCAGCAAATTCACTTAGTGTTACGTCTGCTGAACCTGTAATCTTTTGACCTCTAGTTGTTCTTTCTGCGTCTGCTATTTTTTGATTAGTTTTTCTACCTACCTCTCTTGCTTTTTTAGGATCTATTACAAGCACACCGTCCACTACTTTAGATACACTTACCTCTTCTCCTGCCCTGTCACTTAATTTTCTTTCTGTTTGTAATATTAAGTTTTCCATCATGTCAGCATTTTCTGCTGCTATCTGTGCCGCTAAGTTTTTCTTGTCTGCTGTAGCCTCTCGTGTTGCCATCCCTGCTCTATCAGGACTCATAAGCTCTGCTTTTTTTAATTTTTTCTGTTCTTTCTTATATTTTTTAGAAAGACTTGCCGCCACACGTTTTGGTTTCATATAACTTGAAACTCGTACAGCAGACACCACTCTACCTAATGCAGGAATTGTTTCAGCAAACTCAAAAAACGCCCCCATATTACCTGCTATTATGTCAGCTAATTCTTCTTCGTTTCTAGCTGTACCTTTACGCATATCAGACATAGCAAGATTTATGCCTTTATAAATAAACCTTCCTAGTTTTGGCATCGCACCATCACCCTGATCATTTAATTTTTTAAGACCTTCTTCAATACCATCTACTGTACCACTAGTTGCATAACCAAACAATTGTCCTACAGACATTAAAAATCTAGTTGCATCTGCGTCACCATCTACTTTATTTGCTATCCATATATCTAAAGCACCATATGCCTGATATCCACTATTAAAACCTTTACGCATCTCTGTTGCTATCTCTGTACCTAAACCTGCTAAGACTTCATCGTATTCTTTTTTTACATTTGCTTTAGTGTCATTATATTCTTTTTTAAACTCTTCATCAGACATATTTTCTATATCGTTGTCTGTTTCAAAAATCTGATCAAATAATTGAGTATGTTTTTCAACACGTGTTAACTCACTTTCTTTAGGAGGTGGGGCAGGAGTATCATCTGCACTGGGTATTAGACCTAGATCTATCTGTTCTTCAATAGTTAGTTCAGCTTGCCTCTCTTCTGTCGGAACAAGTTGCATAGCTAAAGCTTCATCATCTGTGGCATTTTTAGGGATAACCATAGGTTCTAAAACTCTTTTACTTACAGGTTGACTCTCTACAATAGGCTCTGGATTTACATATTCTACTTCTTTAGATTGTAATATCTCTAATATATTAGTCTCATCTGGCTGAGTTGTAGTCTCATCAATATTAATGGGGGGAACATACGATCCTGAACCCCCCTCTTTTGATTTTAATAAGTCTAATATATCAACTTGTTCTGTCATATTAATTTATACCTACAATTTTATCTGTACCTTGTATACCTGTATATACCACTATTTGCAGATTACCATTATCATCTGTGTAGTGTATTACGTCACCTGCTTTGTATACACCTTCTTCAATATTATCTCCTACTGTTTTTCTATCAGCCGCAACCTTAACAGCAGTTATATTCTTTGGATTTTTTTTGTATATATTAGTTTGATTTAAAGCATACTGCTTTAACTCTTCTCTAGCTTCTTGCATCTTATAGGTAATTTTATCTTTCATTAACGCATCTTGTAGACCACCATAACTACCTTCTAATTCATACGCAGTTGCTAAAAGAGCTACGCCATATCTACCCTCATCTCCAGACATTCTTTTTACAAGCTTTGTTTGAAAATCTACAGCTATTTTTAGTTTACCCATATTTCTACGTTGGACAGAGTTGACTACAGGTTCTATTGTATTAACATCAAAGGTTGGTGTAATTTTTCCATCTTTTCTTAACTCAGCTTGTTTAAAATCTGTTAAGTCATTTAAATACTGTTTTCTTTTTTCTTCTAAAGTTGCCCATTCACTAGAGTTAGGATCAAGGTCTGCTTGTTCTTGGCTTATTCTAGATATAGCTGCTCCATAAGATCCATCTATTTTAGTAGGTTGTGCATAAATTTCTCCCATCAATGCATTGTCCATACCACCCATTACACCTGTGCTTATTGTTTTAGATTGATCTGCTGTATTTTTTACCTCAGTTTCTAATGCATCCATGTTTTCTGTTGAGTTATCTGCTATTTTATACAAAGTGTTAACATCATACTTATCACCATAATTTTCAGCTATATATTCTGATACATTTAATGATCTTTGAATTGCATAATCACCAGACATGGCTATAGATGCAGCACGTTGATCATCAAAACCTGCAAACTTTAAAGCCTTTATATTACTCTCTAACTCTAATTCTTTTAGCTTTCTGTTCTTTTCTATTTCTTTACTGCTAAGAATATCTTGCTTCTCTTTAAAAAACCCTAGCTGTTGTTCATATGCCTCATCAGCTTCTATGTCCTCAACTACCTGACGTGATAAACCACCTACAAATGCACCAAAATTAAAAGCCATTATACCATTCTCCTAGACATTAAACCACCTAGAGGTTCTTCTGTTTCTTCCACCTCTTCTGCTTCAGGCTTTTCTTCAGGTTGACCCTCTTTAGCCTTTAGTTTTTTAAGAGCCAGTTTAACTGCAACACCAGAAGGATTATCATCTACCTCTACATTAGTTCCCATGTTAAACTCTATGTCTCTTTGTTCTGCAAGGTATGCAAGCATTTCCATAATTACAGGCATAACCAATATACCTACATCTAAAGTGTGTTTACCTTGCATGACCGCACCTTGTTGTAGCGCATTAGCAATCGTAGTTAAAGGAAGCCCCATCTCTATAACGTCCATCAAATCATTCTGTAATGTAGGCTCAGTTAATCTAGGTAGATAAAACTCTAACGCTTCCTCTACAGTAGAGTACTGAGGTGGTTGCTCCCAAGGCCATCCACCTACCTCTGAAGTAAGAGACTGACCTGCAATTGGTGCGTCTATTAATGCCTCTGGTAAATCAGCCATCTTTTAATCCTTGTCTTGCTTTGCGTAATTCTGCAACATACATAGCCACTCTTTTATTAGGCTCTAAATTTTTTGTGTCAGTTTCCTCTGAAACATTTCTAGCTAACAAACCACCGCCTTTTGTTTTAGGTTTTGGTTTAGTCATTTGTAAATTTTTATATGCTAATTTTGCTACGTTCATTTTATTTCCTTATTATCCTAAACCAAGCACACTACCTATGGCTGTTTTAGTTAAATCTGTAGTTAATATTTTACCAATTAAACCACCAAAGCCACTAGAAAATTCTGCATCTGCCTTAAACTGTTCAGCTTGCATAGTACTGTCTGCTTGTATTTGAGCTATACCAATTCTTGCGTATCTATCACGTTCATTGTCTGCAGATGTCCATGCCCAATGCATGTTGTCTTTATAGAACTGCCATAAGTTATTGTACGCAGTTTGTGAGTACCCTAACAAGCTTTGTGCATTTATTTCATTAGCACGATTAACTGCTGCTGTATCTGATGTTGCTATCTGTCTACGCCACTGAGCATTACCCTGATCAATGACTAAACGGTTCTGTGCATTAAACTGATCACGTTGATTATTTATTTCAGCATTAAATCTTTCAACAACATTTACCTGACCTGCATTAAACTGTGCCTGTGCATTAGCTTGTGCCGCATTAAACTGTGCAGTTTGATTTTGCATGTTAGCAAAGAACTGATCCGTTTGATTTTGTGATGTAGCATTAAATTGTTCTGCAGCATTGAGTGCAGCCTGATCTGTAAACAAAGACTGTATACGTTGTTGAGCCTTAAACAATTCTGTAGACTGTTTGTTATTTAGGTTAGTCAGATCAGCCTGTAAAAAGTTTTGTGCATTTTGTACAGCAGCTTGTTGTCTATTACTTAAATTAGCCATATCCATATTAGCTAAAGCTGCAGCCTCTGCCATTACTCTAGCCTGTGAGTTAGATAGATTAGTAAGGTTCATAGTATTTGCAATACGTGAGTTCTCTAATGCTACCTGTTGTTCAGCAGTAAAGTTTTGATTTGCAATGTCACCAATACGTGCAGAGTTAGCTACACGTGCCTGAAACTCTTGATTGAACTCTTGACCTAAAAATTGTGCTCTCTGTTGTGCAGCAAGAACAGAACGTTGTTGTCTATTAGATAGGTTTTGTATCTCAAATTGTGCAATTACTCTAGAGTCCATCTGTGCAATAGGTAGTGCAGACTCCATAGCTGCCTGTACAATAGCCTGACCTGCTATAGATGAAGCACCTAAACCTCTAGAAATCATGGCATTAGTGGCTGCTCTCATTGCTCCTGAAGCCCATGTAGGTGTGGCATCACCTTCAAACTGAGCTAGTAAGCCCTCTAACTGTCCTTGCACTGTAGCTTGTTTAGATGGTGTTGCAGTTGCGGCTTCTATTTCTTCTGTAAATTTAGCTGCAGTTTCTGCGTTAGCCACACTTGATACTAATTCGCCATCTTGTATCTGTCTTTGTACAGGGTTGTTCATTAATATTCCTGTGCCTTGTGCTGCCTCTACGTTAGCTACAGATGTTCCTACATTCTGTGCTGCAGCTATCTGTGATACCTGTCCAAGTTGTTGAGCTTGTGTTTGATCAGCTACTGTACCAATAGCACCAGACGATTGAAAGGGAGACATTAAAGATGTTTGTGTTTGAGCAGTTGGTGTTGCTTGTTGTGTAGCACCTAATGCTGTTGGCAATGCATACGTACCTGCTACCTGTCCAGAATAAGGTGACGTAAGCTGACCTGCTGTTAATTGAGTACCAACTGGAACAACAGTTGCACCTAGCGGTAGTTTAGGTGTCTTGGCTAATGATGCCTGTACCTGTGTTATATCCTGTCCTGCAAAACTAGGTTGTTGTGGAATAAACTGTTGACTAAGAACACGAGGATCAGCTTGTTGTACAGCCCCACCCTCTGCCATCTTTATAGCGGTGCTAGTATACTTATCCATCTGTTCTTTTTTATCTGGGTTTTCTTCTAAGAATTGATTAAAGTTAGCCATATTACCCATATAACCAAGGCTTTGAGCAATACGTTTTTCTGCTTCTGGTTTAAATCCACCAAACTTTGTACCTGAAGGTTTGGGTATCTCAGGTACGGCACTGCCTTGAATTATATTATTCTTCATATTTTGTTCTAACATATCTTATTCCTTACTTACCCATTGTCATCCACACTGCACCTGCAATAAACGTCAGCAGTGCGACAGTGGTTACTTTTACTACAGTTGACCAGATAGACCTACGTGTATCTCTCCACGCCTCTATTAAGTTACGCATCTCTAGTATATCTTTTTGTGCATCATCATCAAGTAACCCAATAGAACGCAGTGCCTCTTTAGCACCACGCCTAGCTGCGTTGTCTAGCATTTCTTCTAGATCGTCAGGGGTAAGTTTGATGTCACTCATTTACATTCTCTAGTGAATTAGATAGCATACTTATAAATGCCTCTCGTCCTACGTTAAGTTGATCAACATTAAACTTAGCACTTTTTAATTTACGATCTAAGTCTTGTATGTGGTTTAACATACTCTTCTGTTGATCTGTTAAGTCTTCTGCAAAATATTCTTTATTGTTAATAATAACTGGGGTTTTTTTATCTTTTCCCATTTTATTTCTCCTTTATGTTTTTACTAATAATTCTGTTGTTGAGATAGCAGTTCCTGCCAATACACTTGGGCTATCCGCTGTTTCACTTATTGTTCCGTCATTCTGTACAAAGTATTGCTGCGCTGTGGTAAGACCGATTTGGTTATCTGACACAGAGCCTATAACATCTACTGATGCGTTGCCGCCATCTGCCACCTCGCCTCTTGTGGTTGCTATGGTGCTAAGGCTAGTTACAATAGCCTCGCCCCTGTCATCTGAATGTGTGTCATTTGCGTAAGCAATAACTACCTTATTAGCATTACTGTCAAATGCTGCTCCTGTTTGAAATACAGCATTAGACCCACTAAAAGCAGTTTCAGTATCAAAACTTATTGAAGTGCCAGAAACAGTCCCAACAATAAATTTACCTATATCTGAGTCTCCTCTGTCCTCATAGGAAATGACAACTTTGTTTACATTGGTATCAAAAACTGCACTTGTTCCCTGCGTGTTCCCTGTATTAAAAATAACCTCACTTCCAAAACTTATAGAAGTGCCCGATACCGTACCTACAATTGCTGTGCCTTGATCAGAATTGCCATTGTCTCTAAAGGCCAAAACTACCTTATTGTTACTGCTGTCAAAAGCACCTACTATTTGTGATGTTTCTCCTGCATTAAATACAACGGCACTACCGTAAGATATGCTTGTTCCACTAACCGTACCTACAATTGCCGTGCCGTGGTCACTATTACCTGCGTCTTTATAAGCAATTACCACTTTGTTATTAGAGCTATCAAAGACTACTGCATTTTGTTGTGAACTAGCACTTTCATATACAACAGGTGTTCCAAACGATATGCTTGTTCCACTGACCGTACCCACAGCAGCGGTTCCATAACTACTATTTCCACTATCTCTATAAGCAACAACCACTTTATTGTTACTACTGTCGAAAGCGGCTGCAACATCATATGCATAGTTTGCCCCACTATTAAATTGTGTAGGTGAACCAAAGCTAATCGATGTTCCACTTACCGTTCCAACAATACCTTTACCTCGTCCTGAGTCTCCTGCGTCATTATAAACAATAACTACTTTATTACTATCGCTATCAAAAACACAATCCACATTAGAAGTCCCGCCCCCTTCAAAAACTACAATACTACCAAAACTAATTGAAGTTCCAGACACAGTGCCTACAATTGCTTTTCCTTTATCTGAGTCACCTCCATCAACATACGCAATTACAACTTTGTTATTGCTACTGTCAAAAGCAACATGAGAAAGATTAGTTGTCCCAGATTCAAACGATACTGCTGTGCCAGTAGAACCTGCCTCGCCTGTCTGAAAAGCCACGCCCCTCGACATACCAATGTAGTTTTCTGAGGTGAGGTTTTTTACATCTCCTGCACCAGTATATACTACAGCTTTACCTTTGCTTGAATCACCTGCATCTGTAAAAGCCAAAACAGTTTTATTTGCTGTTGCAGCATGGGCGTGATTAACATTACCAGTAGTAATACTAGCATCAATTGCAAAGGCTGATCCATGTGTAAATGCTGAAGTTGTTGCAGAACTCGTGAACATATTCAAAGCACCACCATTATCTCTAGTGGCAATAGTAATTTTATTTATACTACTATTAAAAGAAACACCTATATTTGTTACTTGTGCAGCAGTATAAAAGTTAGAAGGTGATGTAAAAGAAATACCTGTTCCTGAAACCGAACCTATAACAGCTTTACCTTTGTCGTTATCACCCCCATCAGCATAAAATATGTGAACCCTATTGATATTAGGATCGTTGACTACTTTAGTGAGTATTGTAGCTCCACTTTCAAACTCTACTGCTGAACCAAAACTTATATCAGTTCCCGAAACAGTTGCAACTTTTGCATTTCCTGCACCAATAACATATCCTATTACGTGCTTATTATTTGCAACATCATATGCTACGGAGACGTAGGTAGTGGTTGCACTACTAAATGTAGCAACAGAACCAAAACTTATACTTGTTCCCGATACAGTTCCAACTATAGCCTTACCATAATTGCTGTCACCATTATCTCTAAAAGCAATAACAACTTTATTAGCAGAGGTGTCAAAAGATATGCCTATACTATTATTAGTGTTCCCACTCTCAAAAGCAGTAGCAGACCCAAAACTTATAGAATTATCTGAGGGGTCTACAGTCCCTACAATAGCAGTTCCTGCTCCACTATTTCCTTGGTCTTGATAAGCTACAACAATTTTGTTGTTTGAACTATCAAATACTGGAGTAGTATGACTTACTTGAGCACTTTCAAATACAACAGCCGTGCCAAAAGAAATTGAATCACCACTAACAGTTCCTACAATAGCCGTACCGTAGTTTGAGTTGTTTTCATCTTTATATGTAATAACTACTCTGTCACTATTACTGTCGTATGCTACTCCTTGGTTATTAGCTACTCCTGATTCAAATTCAACATTACTACCTTTAGCTTCAGTCAATGTAGTCGTACTTACAACACTCACAGTTCCATCAGAGTTGACAACAACTGGCTTACCACTGGACAACGTGCCACTAGCTACCGCTTTAAATTCACCACTCTCTTCAGCACCTATACGTTTTAGCATAGTTACCCTTTCACTATTAATTTAGTTGCTGACACAGCCGTACCTGCAAAGACGCTAGGATCATCAGCCGTTGTACCTAGTGTGCCGTCATTTTGAACAAAGTAACTTTGCCCTGCCGTCAGCCCAGACAGGTTGTCAGCTATTGCACCTTGCGTGTCTACAATAGCCCCTGCACCAGAAGCTGCACCGCTACGAGTTATGCCAATATAGTTTTCTGAAGTAAAGTTACTTGTTGCAAGACTTGTGTCTAAAGCTTGAAGTGTCCCATAATTTGAGTTTCCAACGTCTTTATAAACAAGAAGAACTTTTCCTGCGCTGCTATCAAATGCAGAATCAGTATGGACTATATTACTACTACTTATTCCTACTTCTGTCCCAACACTAATAGATGTACCACTTACAGTTCCAATTATTCCTGTCATAGCACCATTTGCCTTATCAAAGAAGATAAAAGTTTTATTATTTGTGCTGTCATACTGAGCACTAATTGAATCAGTGGCTGAAGTACCAGAAAAATTAATCTCTGATCCAAATGACATTGTATTATCTGAATTATCTATTGTTCCAACAATTGCAGAACCATAGCTACTATTACCTACATCTGTAAATGCAATAACTATTTTTTGTGCAGTGCTATCATACGTGGCTGATATACCATGTGTATCAGCAGCAGCAAAGGTAGCTCTAGATCCACCACTTATAGATGTGCCGCTAACAGCGCAAACAATATAGTATCCATCGTTATTTGAATAATCCCTATAAAAAACAGCACTTCTATTTGCGTTGCTATCGTATACTACACTCATACTGTTTCCAGGCCTATTATCCTCAAGTATAGCTGTAGTACCCCAACTTATATCAGTTCCACTAACCGTACCAACGGCTGCTGCTACTTTATAACTAGAGTGACCCCCACTCCAAATACATACAACTTTGTTTGCACTAGTATCATAAACAGCAGTGCTCTGATCTATTGCCCGACTTTCTATTACTACCTCTGTTCCAAGACTAACTGACGTTCCGCTAACTGTTACAACTCTAGACGCTAGGTAATTACCAAGACCACCATTAGAATAAACAAGTATAAACTTGTCACTATCAGGATCATATACAACTGATTGCCCTTGAGTAGGTATATTAGATTCTGATGCATAAGTTCCTGCAGTTCCAAGAGTTACAGTACCTCCAGAAATTGTTCCTGCAATAACCGTACCAGTATATGAATTTGCAGGACCTGCATACATAAGAACAAAAGTCCCAGAACCATCTGTAGCTATAGCGTTACTTTGAGCATTTTCTTCAGCAAATATAGTTGTAGCACTAAAAGGTGCGCTTACAGTTCCATCAGTATTGACAACTACAGCCTTACCATTAGTCAACGCACCACTAGCTACAGCGTGTTCCTGCCTTGGTAAATTCTGATCGTTGCCTATGACACGCATTATTGAGTCCTACTCTTCTTCTTCAGGCTTCTACCCAATCAGGGTTAGCTGACCAAGTTGAGCCATCTAACTTATACTTATTGCCCACCCAATCGCTTGGTGCGTTGGTTACGTTCTCTGTAATAGTAGTATTGCCACTGTTGAGATCAGCGATAATAAACTGAGCAGGATCACCTACTGTGATATTATCTGACGTTGCTGTGATTTTTACGTCATCTGCAAGTAGATACTTGCTTAACTTAGTTGATGTTTCTACGATAGTTTTCATTCTTTAACCTTTCACTATTAGTTCCGTAGCTGATATAGCAGTTCCTGCTGTTATTGAGGGACTTCCTGCTGATGTTCCAAGTGTACCATCAGCTTGCACAAAATATGTTTGCCCTGCTGTGAGGCCACTTTGGTTTCTGTCTATTGTGTTAGCTGTGTTTATTGATGCACTCTGAGTGGTTGCAAACGCACCATCTGAAAAACCTATAAAGTTTTCTGAGGTGATGTTGCCCGAAAGAGGAGAAAAAGAAACTGCTGTTGCGTATTCACTGTTACCTGCATCACCAAAAGCTATGAGACTTTTGTTTACATTGCTGTCAAACGATATGGCAGGATAGACCGCTGTTGCTCCTGCAAAATCTGTTCCTGTATCAGCAGCAATCGTTGTACCAGAAACACTTAATGAGAACACAAAACCACGATTTGAATAACTTCCACTTACGGTGTATGGAAAGACAACAATAACTTTGTTAGCGTTGCTATCAAACACAACATTGTCGGGTGAGGCTTCTCCATAAGTTCCTGCACTCGCAAAGACTAAAGCAGAACCAAAAGAAATAGATGTGCCAGAAACAGTCCCCACTTTTGCTGTCCCTTTCTGACTATTATCTTTATCCCCATAAGCAAAAACTACTTTGCCATTTGAGCTATCAAATGTACCTCCCAAACGATTCATTTCACCACTATGAAATGTTACTGCTGATCCAAAAGAAATAGATGTACCGCTTACTGTTCCAACAACAGCTTTACCATATTCTCCATCATCCTGATCCATAAACCCAATAACTGTTTTGTTGTTAGTGCTATCGTAGACGACTCTATTCAACTGAGAACGAGCACTTTCATAGACGACAGGTGAACCAAATGAAATAGATGTACCAGAAACCGTTCCAACGATTGCCGTTCCATACTCAGATGTTCCTGCATAAGCAATGACAACTTTTCCTGCTGTACTGTCGAAATCAAGATCCATTTGTTTTGCTGCGCTTTGAAATTCTGTAGGACTTCCCCAAGTTACTGTCGTTCCTGATAAAGAACCAACCAATGCATGACCATGATCGCTATCATCACCACGCCTATAGATAACAACAATCCTATTGTTTGTGCTATCAAAACACGCACTAATTTGTTGATTATCACTTGCCTCTGCTACGGCATCAGTACCAAAAGTAACACCACCATCAGACGCCACAGTTGCAACTACATATCTCATGTTACTGCTAGTGCGATAAACAATTATGTGTTTATTGTTAGAGCTATCAAAAACAGAAGCAAAAAAACCAGAAGTTATTGAATTATGAGCACCTTCTGTTCCCAAGCTTGCAGCCGTTTGAGTAATTTCACTAACAGTTCCATCTGTATTTATACAGACAGGTTTACCATTAGTCAAAGCACCAGAAGCTACTGCCCTGACCTGACCATCCTTCGCAATATTACCAAAAGCTTTCATTAAGCTACTTTCTATTAGTCTACTAGAAGTTCGTAACTAACTAAATATGTTAGATCACTGTTTGCAGAGGCTGTGACTGCAAGAAGATCTGTTTCGTCTAAATAAAATCCGTTGTCTTTACTTACAACTACTAAGGATGAGTCAGCAGCTACAGTTACTGTTTTAGCTATAGCTACATAGTTTGATCCGTTGTCTACACTAACTTCAACAGTAACGTCAGCAGAGTTAGTGCCATCTATGTTTGCAATAATAAGTGAGTTTATTTTTGCACAGTTTTCTGCAGGTACATCAACGATGTCTGCTCTACTTGTTGTCACTGCACCAACTGCTACCTTTGGAGTAATAGTCGCTACATTAATTATATTTGGGGTTGCCATTTACTTTTACCTTTCTATCCAAATACTATTGCCATAGCAATGGCAAATCCTTTAGTGGCAGCACTACCTGCAGCGTAAGTTTTTACATCTGATGCAGGAATAGTTTTCATTGTGCCGTTATCATTTACTATAAAACCGTCAGCATCTGCCAATGTTATTGAACCACCAACAGAAGTATCACCATCTAATAAATTTATCTCTGATGCAGTTGCCGTAGCACCGTCAAGTATGTTTAACTCTGCAGCCGTAGAAGTTACAGCAGTTCCGTTTATTGCTAGTTTATCTGTGACAACGTTAAACGTACCATTGTCTTCTATCCTAGCTACCTCTGTACCATCTCTTTGTTGAAAGATAAGATCTTTAGCATCTACAACAGGTCTGATAATTACATCACTAGAAGAGTTAGTGATTCTAAGTATCTCAGTTCCACCGTCTTGAAACTTAAAGTCACCACCGTCTGCATCTAGGATAATATCTCCTGCGACATCTACTGTCAAGTCTCCAGAGCTAAGATCAATCTCTGTTCCATCAATAGTAATGTTATCGACAACTACACCTGCGTTGGCTGTAACCACACCACCAACAGCTAGAGTAGATGCCATATCAACAGCACCGTCAATATCAACAACATCTAGGTTAGCTGTTCCATCTACATCAATGTCACCACTAATATCTAGAGAAGCAGCAATAAGTTGATCTACCTGTAAATCCTCATGATTAGACCCTAGCTTTAACTCAAACTTTGGTCCTGAAGTATTATAGGTAAACGTAGCATCATCACCACTACCACCCTCTATTGTAATACCTGCACCATTAACTACAGCAGATGTACTGTTACCACTGTCAAGAACAATGTTATGATCGTTAAGATTTACAGTGGTAGAGTTTACTGTTACAGTTGTACCCGATACAGTTAAGTCACCTGTAACTGTAAGGTTGTCTGCTACTGTTACCTCTGAGGTGCTGTGACCTAATGTGATAGCTGTACCAGATATACCAGTACCAATAGATACAGACTCACTGCTGTTAGCCGTATCAATTATAAGATAAGCATCTGATCCTTGTTTAATTGTAAATGCAGTGGCTGAGTTATCAGTAACAGCAACGTTAATATCTGTAGCGTCAGCACTAATAGAGTCTAGTGCAATGTCACCAACGTTAGTAATATTGTTGTCACCAAAGCTAGTAGCACCCATTGTTTTGTTTGTAAGTGTTTGTGTTGCTGTCGTACCAACTATCTCTTGATCACCACCAGGAGGCAAAGTTAGAACGTTGGTAACAGAGGCTGAGTGTGGTTGTGACTTAACTGTTTGACCATGAGAGTTAGATTCACAGTTAAACACCACAGTACCAGGGTTGTTGTTGCCTTTTACAACTACTTTGCCTGTACCGTTAGGTGCGAGATCAATATCAGCATTTGATGTAGTAACAATATCGTTACCGTTCATATCAAGGTTACCACCTAACTGTGGAGTACTATCCTCTACTACGTTAGATAGAGCAACACCACCAACAGCAAGACCTGATACTATCGTACTACGTGTAATCTTTTTAAGACCACCACCAGATGTATCTACAGCAAGAAACACGTCATCGTTAGCAACTGTACTAATTTCAGATAAATCGCCCACAGCAGTAGGGTTAAAGTTTGTACCGTCTGCTACAAGTATGTGTCCTGAAGTATTTGTACCCATAGTGAGGTCATCACCACCAATAGTGAGATCTCCAGTCAATGTAAGATTTCTTATACCAGTGTAATCTTTGTTAGCATCTAATATAACTGCTTTAGAGTTAATAGCTGTGCCTGTACCTGTAGATCCTAGATCAAGAGCGTTAAGTTCTCCTACCACTGCTGTAATACCATCTAAAGTATTTATTTCTGAAGTGGTAGCAGTAACACCATCCATAATGTTAAGTTCAGCAGCAGTTGCACTTATGGCTGTACCGTTAAAGTTTATTGCATCTGCGTGAAGTGTACCGTCAAAAAAGCCATCTTTGAACTCAAAGGAACTAGAACCTAAGTCTACGTCATCATCTGTTGTAGGAAGTATTGATCCATTATTAAAAGTAACCTGTGTTTCACCACCTGCAGTAACTGTAATTACGTCAGATCCACTGAAAGCTATGCTTGTGTTAGAGTCAGCATCACCTGAAATACTATCTAGCTGTACTGCACCTACATTTGATAAAGCAGCATCACCAAAGTCTACAGCACCTGCAACGGTAAGTGTTCCTGATACATCTACATTACCGTTTATATCGACAGTGGTAGCAGCAATCTGTATCTCTGTATCTGCAACAAGGTCAAGCTGACCATCAGCACTGGAGTTTATAAATATAGCTGTGTCACGAAACTGTATCTTTTCGTCAGAAGCTATAAGAATGTCATCAGAAAACTCAAAGTAATCTTCGTCTTCCATCCATTTAAGTTCACCGTCATTAGTCTCACCATCAAAGGTTACAGTAATATCTGTACCTGCTGTGGCATCACCGATAGTAATGTTAGTTCCTAACAGTTTAGTGATAGGTCCACCCTCTGCAGCCGTACCATCGTGAGTGTGTCCTGTGCTTGCTGCAAACGCAGCTAAGAGTTGATCATATTCATTGTTGAACAGATCAGCAGTAATAACATCACCGTCTGTAAAACTAGATTGTCTCGTGTATGTATTACCCATCTAACGTCTTGCTCCTACTTGATATTCTAATTGAAACCCTTTTAGGGAATATGGTGCTGTCTCCCCACCATCTTTAATTCTTAACGCTACAGAAAAACCTGATCCTTCTACTGACTGTCTTACGAGTGGCTGTGAAGGACCACCGAAAACAAACTGTGCAGCACTACTAGTTGTACTAAAAGTTGCAGAACCAAACTGTGCTGCAACTTGAGAACTGTCTAAAGCATATGCTGCAGGTCTTGCAGAGTCAGAAGCTTCGTTGTCGTAACGGACAAATAAATCTGCATCTATTGCTGACTCAGGTTTAAAGTTAAGGATAACTCTTTGCATGTGTTTTCTAACACCAGTGTCTCCAAAACTTAAATCAGGACTTCTGTATCTTGCTAGTATTGCTGTGCCATCAAAGGTGTTACCTGCTTCTTGTCTGTGAACAAATCCTGAGAAGTCACCATGTATTACTCTTACATCTCCATCAACAACTAAAGCATCTGTAGCAGATGGTTTTACTCCACGTATTTCTGAAAACTCAAACTTGTCTGCTCTCCTAACGCAGATAATACCTCTTGTTAAATTTTCACCCTGTCCTGCTTTTGAAAAGAATATTCTATACTGTGTTTTGTCTGGAATAACTACACTGTCAAAAACTGTAGAGTCTTTAATGTTAGCATCAAAAATAGACTGCACGTTTTGTGTAATAGCACCAAGAGCCGTATCACCAATCCTTGCAGTAGCAGCAACAGTTCTGAGTCCATCAGGACCAAGGAATAATAAGTCACCTGCAAATTCTTGGATAGTGTCTTTGTTTACACATCCAATATCTCTAGTGACTGGTTGTATAGCAAAGTCACTGAGAGTAGATCCTGTCATTTTAAATATTCTGTTTTCACAAAATATAAATAAAGAATCCCTAAATACTTTTAGTCCGACAATGTTATCATCTACTTTGATAGTTCCTGCACCGTCAGCAGACTGAAAACCATCTTCGTCAAAAGGTTCGCTGAATACTAAAGTCTGTGGTGTGCTAGACTTACCTGCGTAAAACATGTGATTTTTAAAAGCTACAACTATTGTAGAACCTGCTACAGAACTTTCACTGACATCTGTTGCCGATAAAGAAGAGTTAAATATAGTTGGAGCATTTGCACCGTCAACAACTATAATCTTTTCGTTACCGTCAAAGTTATATCTTTCAAAACTGTATTTATCTGCACTTGTTCTACCAGTATCTCTTTCAGTCCAGGACTCTGACACTACATCATTAATAGCGTGATTGGCAGCAGTTGTGCTTGTAGCAGCACGAGTTACACCTGTAAAACTAGTAGAGGTAACACCAGTGTACGTAAACAACTCATCGTTAATCTGTAGTGTTCCACTAGAAGAAAAGCCTGTTGTAGAATCTACAGTTATAGTTCCAGAACCTGTCATACCTGTAGTGGAAACAATTTTAGTTGCAAGCTCAGTAGATGCAGAACTAAATATCTTCTCGCCTCTAGCTGCTAACACTTTGTCTGCAAAGTTAGCAACCATCAGTATCTTTTCACCAGAGCTAGATGTTTGAGGCACTTGTTGATTTACGTATTTACGAAAACCGTTTATTCTCCTGTAACCACCCTCAATGTCAGGCTCAAAGTTCTCTAACTCTAACGCTTCACCTGGTTGCATTAAGAATGTAGAACGATTTAAAACTAAGCCACCCTCACAGTTAAATGCTGCAGGTTGTGCTTGGGATAGATCTGGCATTAGGAAATTACTCCACCTGCAAAGTTAGCAGAACCTCTTGGTGCAAGGATGACTGTAGATCGTACATACTCATACTTGTTAATAAGTAGACTCTGCATATTTTTAATACCCTGTTCAAACCTAGCAAAGTTTAACTGGTATTGTTGTATCTCACCCCTGTATTGATAAACAAAGGCAGCAGCACCATCTACAATTACAGGTGCAAATCTGTCTGGAATACTTGTAGTATCTCCATGTGCCGATAGGTCAGATGGAAATGTAAAGTAGTCAAAGATAAGTGTGTATTGTTTGTCTGGGTAAGGGTACAGCAAGTAATTGTTGTCAGGAGTTCTGACTATGTTTCTAGGAACACCACCACCGTCAAACTGTGTTACTGTAGTGCTGTTTGCTATTGCTGCTGCTGTGGTGCTGTTTGCACCTCTGGTACATCCTGTAAAATCGTTACCCGATATACCTGTGTAAGTTATTTGTTCTCCACCTATGTACAGAGTTCCTGTTGAACTAAAGTCTGTTGTGGATGCAACAGTTATCGTTGTTACGGATGCAGACAAACCGTCTGTTGCGTTGACGGTTGTTGTTTTAACCTGATCCTCTTCGTTAGGATAACCTTTTTCTATATACTCGTTATAGTTAAGAAGTACTAAATTATTTCCTGCAGCGTTGACATCATCATCTTTTTTAATTCTGGCAGTAGCGTAGTCTATTGATTTAGTATCTGTTGGTGCAGTGTATCTACACACACCTGGAGTTAGAGTAGAAGTATTCTGTGCATGGTTAAAAGAATACCCAAACTCTCTTTGATTTATATATCTGATAGCTTCATTGACAGCGTTTTGGCACTGTACTTGAACACCCCTAGCGTTAGCAAAAGTAGTAGAAGTAAGCGTTACTTCATTCATTCTTGTAATTACATCGTTAGTTAACGAGAGAAATGTCAAAGCCATACTTTTTCCTTTAAATAAGCTAAAGGGGCCAACCTAAGTCAGCCCCTAAAGTTGCTTTACGCTAGCAGATCACGATCTACTTCATTAGCAGATGTGGTCTGTGTTACGTCATCCATCATTACACAGACAGCGTACACACGTATAATACCACCAGTGATAGTTCCACCTGACGCATGAATCTCTACGTCAATAGTGTCTGCTGATGCAGTAAACACTGGTAAGTTAGAACATACACCTGAAGATGTAATAGCAGGAGTGTGATCTCCTACTGATGCACCATCTAGATCAAATGCCGTAGCAAAAATGTCTACGTCTGTTCCTGTGATACCCACATGAATCGAGGAGTCTGTAGTAGTACCTGCCATTGCAGTTACAACTTCAAAACCTGCGTGTAGGATCAAAGTGTTGGCAGGAACAGCAATAGCCTCAATGATATCATTGGCTGCTAGTGCAGTACCACCGTTTTGTAATATAGCATCTGCAAGATCTATATCG